AAGTTTAATGAAAATAACATTCGCAATGGATTTTTTGAACTAGATTGGAATGATTTTTTCATTAAAGAACTTATACTAAACGGATACGGGACAGAAGCTGATCCACAAGAGGAAATTGTTGATCGTTGGTTTAGAACTATTGTTTATGACATGTTCTCAGATGAAGGTATTGACACACAACGCGGTGCAGGTTATATTAACGTTGTACCAATCGCAAAAGGCAGATCTGAAGTATCATGAAAATTCTTTTAAAAGTGTTTAAATTTAAAGTTGTAAACTTTGATAGAAGCAAGCACCGTCTATATACATCTATGTATGAGGATCTTTGCCAATGAACACTTACATCTTAATCGACACCATGAACACGTTCTTTAGAGCTAGACACTCAGTGCGTGGCGATATAGACATGAAAGTGGGCATGGCACTTCATGTAACACTGGGTAGTATTAAGAAAGCCTGGCAGGACTTCAACGGTTCACATGTCATCTTCTTTTTAGAAGGTCGCAGCTGGCGTAAAGACTTTTATCAACCTTACAAACGCAATCGTCAAGAAGTTAGATCGGCAATGAGTCCTGCCGAAGTTGAAGAAGACAAGGTGTTTTGGGAAGTATATGATGAATTTTTAAAGTTCATTAAAGAAAAAACTAACTGCACAGTTTTACAACACCCCAACTTAGAAGCAGATGATCTAATTGCTGGATGGATTCAGAATCATCCTGATGACAAGCACATTATCATTAGCACTGACGGTGACTTTGCACAACTTATTTCAGAGAACGTTTCACAATACAATGGTGTTGCAAACGTGACTATAAAACACGACGGTTATTTTGACGATCGTGGCAAGCAAGTAAAAGATAAAAAGACTGGCGAACTTAAACTTCCGCCAGATCCCGAATGGATGCTGTTTGAAAAATGTATGCGTGGTGATACAAGCGATAACGTGTTTAGTGCATACCCAGGTGTTCGCACTAAAGGAACTAAAAACAAAGTTGGTTTGACTGAAGCGTTTGCTGATAAAAAAGCAAAAGGATTTGCTTGGAACAATCTTATGCTGCAACGCTGGGTTGATCATAATGGCGACGAGCATCGTGTATTGGATGACTATAATCGAAATGTTGTATTGTGTGACTTAACAGCACAGCCTACAGACATTAGAGAAAAGATTGACACTACTATACAATCAGTAACAAACAAAGATGTTCAACAAGTGGGTATAAAACTTATGAAGTTTTGCTCAAAGTGGAATCTAGTTAAGATTGGTGAAAACGTTGAGCATTACGCTGCTCCACTAAACGGAAAGTATAAAAATGACAATCAAAGCTAAAACAGTTTTAGAAGATAAATTTTGGATTATTGAAGACGACGGACTTAGAATTGGAACTCTTACCAAAGACTCTGATGGATTTGTTCTCAATAGAAGTGGTAAGGTTTCATTTTATGAAGACAAATCCGATCTGAACAAAGAATTTGGAAAAGACTTTCTAATTGCAAAGATCTCAAATACCAACAAAGATGTTGCAAACAGCGTTCATGGATTTCCCACCAAAGTTGCTCCATTTAACGAGATGTATGACATAAAAAGAAAACTTCCGCTCTTTACAAAAAGTGAAAGTAGTAAAAGTGTTTATTGTGCTGGGTATTATTTAATAAAGTTTAATGTTACTTGGTTAAAAAGTTTTTGTCCTAAACTATCAACTCTTGAACAGAACGAATTTAAAGGTCCTTTTAAGACCGAGATTGAAATGAAGGGGATGCTAAAACTATGTCAATAAACACCATAAACACACTGCCACTACAGCAATTTATCAATCAGGTTAAGTCTGCTGACAGTTCAAAGCAAAAAGAAATAAGGATGGATATTGATACTGCAAAAAATCTCGCATTTACTTTGGGCATTGTAATGTCAAGATTAAACGGTGGATTGGAAGAGCAAATCAAATATCTTCTAGAAAATCAAAACACAGAACAAAACATTACTGTAAAGTTGGACGGTGGCAATTCACTTTGATAGATAAATATATGCGTACATAATTTAGGAGTATGCATTATGAGTAGACCTAAGCCAAAAGTCTTACTTGAATACATAGACAAAGCCTCATATAAAAGTGAGCAAGTCTTAGACGCCGAGGCTATATGGGCTGTATTCTATCAGAAAAAACCTTTCAATTTGAAAAATAGTAATTCACTTACAAATCATCCTGGACCAAAATATAAAAAAACAAGTTTTAGTAATCCAGGACATGCCCATAACTTGGCAAAAAAACTCAATAAGATGTTTAAAACTGATAAGTTTGAAGTCTTTAAACTTACTACTGGGGAAGTTGAAAAAGAATGAATCGTAAAGAAGTATATACCAAACTCTTTTTAAAAGAACTTGGTATGAGTACTTCAGACGATAATGTAAAAGGCTCTCTTATGCTGTGGTGGCAGAACACTAGAAATAAAGATTCTGGTGGTCTGCGACTAACAGAAGACGGCTTTGACATAGTTAAAAAAATAGAACTAGAACACTGGGATATACCTTACCCAAAAGAAATGACGATAACACCACAGGTCATAATATTCCTAGACCAGTTTATTGATTGTCCTTACTTCTTAACCAATAGAAGCATTGTTGTAACGAGTGAAAAGAAGGCTGTAGAACTAAGTTTGTTCAGCGGCGATGTTAGAAAATACGGCTTAATAAAAGCTATGACTAGATCAAAAAAGTTAAAAAATCTAGAAAAAAAGCGTTGACAGCAACGCACACAACATCTATAGTAAACACATAACGTAGCAAAACCCATCCAAAGGAGATAACAATGGATACTGCAAACCGCACCGTTACACCTAAAAACGCAAAGAAAAGCATTCGTCATGCAATGCTTAAGAAGCGTCCGATTTTCCTCTGGGGTCCGCCCGGTATTGGTAAGTCCGACGTTGTTCACCAGATTGGTGCAGACCTGAACGCACATGTTATTGACGTTCGTCTTAGCCTCTGGGAACCCACTGACATCAAGGGTATTCCGTATTTCGACAGCAACGACAGCCGCATGGTTTGGGCTCCGCCTGTTGAACTGCCTGATGATACTCTTGCTGCAAAACATGAAGCTATCATCCTGTTCCTGGACGAAATGAACAGTGCTGCTCCTGCTGTGCAGGCTGCTGCATACCAGCTGATCCTTAACCGTCGTGTTGGCACTTACAAGCTGCCTGACAACGTGTTTATTATCGCTGCTGGTAACCGTGAAGCTGATAAAGGCGTTACTTACCGTATGCCTGCTCCGCTTGCTAACCGTTTCGTACACATTGAAATGCGTGTTGACTTTGACGACTGGTTCGACTGGGCTACGCTGAATCGTATCCACAAAGACGTTGTGGGTTTCCTTACTTTCAGCAAGAAAGATCTTTACGACTTTGATCCCAAGAGCTCGAGCCGTTCGTTTGCTACTCCGCGTAGCTGGTCCTTCGTTAGCGAACTGCTTGAAGATGACCTGGAAGACAACACCACTACCGATCTTGTGGCTGGCGCCATTGGCGAGGGTCTTGCAGTTAAGTTTATGGCCCACCGCAAGGTTGCTAGTGCGATGCCGGATCCTTCCGACATTCTCGCTGGCAAAGTGAAGGAGCTCAAGACCAAGGAGATCAGCGCGATGTACTCGCTTACTGTTGCTCTTTGCTACGAGCTCAAAGAAGCCGAGGATCGCAAAGACAAGAATTTTGACTCCATGGTCAACAACTTCTTCCGCTTTGCGATGGACAACTTCGACACCGAAATGGTCGTTATGGGTATTGTGCTTGCACTTACCAAATATCAGATCCGTATCGATCCTGATGAAGTTGAATGCTTTGACGAGTTCCACAACCGTTACGGCAAATACATTAAGAACGCTCGCGCTTCTTGATAAACAGAAGGGGGCTGCACAAGCCCCCTTTTTTCTTGTTGACACAGGCTGTTACTACTGTTAAAGTAACTGCATAGATTAGGAGACTAACATGGCTAAGAAACCCAAATATCAACCAAAAGATCTCAGCAAAGAAGAACTCGAGCGTATGCGTGTAGACGTTCACGAGCGTGTGGTTACTGCACGTATTGGCCTACTGCTTAAACATCCGTTCTTTGGAAACATGGCAACACGCCTGCGTGTTCAAGAGTGCGACGACTGGTGTCCTACTGCTGCAACTGACGGCCGTCACTTGTATTACAATACCCAGTTTTTTAATGCAATGAACAACAAAGAGATTGAGTTTGTTATTGCACATGAAATTCTCCACTGTGTGTTTGATCACTTGACACGTCGTGAAGATCGTGATCCCAAACTCTACAACATTGCTGCTGACTACATCGTCAACAACATGTTGGTTCGTGACCGTATTGGTCAAAAGCCCACGCTTGTTGATTGCTTCCAGGACTTTAAATATGAAGGCTGGAGCAGTGAAGAAGTTTACGACGACTTGTTCAAGAATGCTAAGAAAATCGACATCGACTCACTTGGTGATCTCCTTGACGAACACCTTGATTGGGGTGAAGAAGATGGTGATGGCGAAGGTGAAGGCAAGGATGGCAAGGGTAACAAGGATGGCAAGGGGAAACGTCCTACTTACAGCAAAGAAGAACTTCAACAAATCCGCGACGAGATCAAGGAAGCCATGATCCAGGCTGCAAACGCAGCCGGTGCTGGTAATACACCTGCAGGCGTTCAGCGTCTTATCAAGGATCTTACCGAGCCCAAGATGAACTGGCGCCAACTTCTGCGTCAGCAAATCCAAAGCACTATCCGCAGCGACTACACTTTTGCCCGTCCTAACCGCAAAGGTTGGCATATGGGTGCTGTCCTTCCGGGTATGAATTTTGACGAAACTATCGATATCTGTGTAGCTATCGACATGTCTGGTTCTATCAGCAATGAACAAGGCCGTGACTTCCTTAGTGAAATCAAAGGTATCATGGAAGAGTTTAAAGGATACCGCATTAGTGTTTGGTGTTTTGACACCAAAGTTTATAACTTTGAAGAGTTTACTGCCGATAGTGGCAAGGACATTTCAGAGTATGAAGTGATGGGCGGGGGCGGAACTGACTTTGACTGCAACTGGGAATACATGAAGTATAACGATGTTCAACCCAAGAAGTTTATCATGTTTACTGACGGATATCCGTTTGGTAGCTGGGGTGATGAACTGTATTGTGATACTATCTTTATTATTCACAGTAACAGAGATAAGAATCTGCAAGCACCGTTTGGTATGACTGCACACTATGACAAGAACAATGGATAAGAAGAGAAAAGTAAATCCACTTAATGTTTTCGGAATGAGGCGGGTAATTTTTTGCCCGCCTCATTTCGAGTCTGCAAACATTGAAATGACCTACAACATTTCCAAATCTTTAGAAAATTGGATTGAAGAAAACACAAAAGGTAGGTATTATATTGGGCAGCGTGTTTCAAACGAACCAACTTCCACGGACCCGACAAAGAAGCGAATTAAATATAGTACTGTTGTTTCATTTGAAAGCAACAAAGATTTAAGTTACTTTCTTTTGGCCTGTCCATATTTGAAATACTAACATAATATTTTTTGATATATACTATTACAAAGGAGTTTTATATGTCTGAACAACAAAATAATCCACAGGATTTAAATGTACAAGATCTCATGACAATGAAGGCCATCATTGACCTGGCAAGTGAGAGAAATGCATTTAAGCCATCAGAAATGGCCGCTGTTGGTATCGTTTACAACAAACTTGATGCTTTCTTGAAAGCAGTTGAGGAACAACAAAAAGCTGCCAAGGCTGCTGCTGACGCTGCGGCTGGCGCTGGAGAAAATACTGATGGCTAATTTAAAGCACGTTGGGCGACTCAAAAACAATAAAAGAAAAGCCATTGTTGCATACCGAACTCTACCTGGAGATCCGTATAGTGCATTAATAGTCTTTACAGATAGTTTGGGTTCTGACGATCACGACACGCTAATGAAACTTGTTGAATCAGCTGTTGGACAAGAAGCATACGAACTAGCCGAAGCTATGGATAGAACATACTTACCAGACGGAAGACGTATGTTAGTTGGATTCCATCAAACTGGAAAACTTTTTAAGATTCCAACAAAAGATGTAGAAATGGTTCCAAATGTTAATTCAATCATTGGGTTGGATGAACTAAACGAAATGATTGCTGCACAGTCCGGGGTATCTATTGACGACTTGTCAATAAAGCCTGCTGATAGACAGCAGAAGAGAGCAGAGAATGCTGCCCCTACTGCAACAGCTATAGCACCCACTGCTCAGGCTACACAAGTTGCTGAAGAGCCTCTTACAAAGGAAGAACTAGCACGTAAGCTACGTGGTCAAGCAGATGCAATGTTTAAAGAAGCTAGAAAACTTCGTGAAGTTGCAGAAGAACTGGTTCCTACTAAAAAGAAAGCCTCGTCAGCAGTAACCGACGAGTGATTTGGAATCTAAATGAATTGAAAAAGAAAAACTTTAATATTCAAAAAATAGACGACAAGGAATGGGAAGAAATTTTGGAAGAAATTGATC